ATATGATAATGTCAAGTGATTAGTACGTTTTCATCATATGTTTTGTTTGTGCCCTGTACGTTGATGGTGTGCAGGGCTTTTTTTTATTTTGTTACCTTTGTTTTGAATATTCAAATTATTTCAAGTGTCTAAACACGGTGGAGCAAGAAAAGGAGCAGGGCGAAAGCCTAAAACAGAAGAGCAACAAAAGCTTGAGTTAATTAATGCTTCTATACCCACAAGCGAAATAATAGAACTATGTGCTAAACAAGCAAGGAAGGGCAACATGAAAGCTATTGAGTTATTGATGTATTACACCATAGGCAAACCAAAAGAGCAAAAAAGCCTTGACGTTAGTTTCTTAGACGTTAAACCTATTGAGTGGGTAGATGAAGCTTAATAAAAAGTTTCAGCCCCTATGGCGTAATGATACGCGTTACTTCATTGTAACAGGTGGCAGGGGTTCAGGTAAGTCTTATGCGGTAGGTACTTTTATTGAGAATCTATTATTTCAACAAGGGCACAAAGTATTATTTACACGTTACACATTAACAGCAGCATCAAAATCTATTATACCTGAGTTCGTAGAAAAAATAGATGTGCAAGGTCATAATAATGTTTTTGATGTTACTAATAATTCTATAAAGAACATTGCAAGCGGGTCTGAAATTATATTTAGCGGAATCAAAACAAGTAGCGGAAATCAAACAGCAAACTTAAAATCTTTGCAAGGGGTTACAACGTGGGTATTAGATGAAGCGGAAGAGTTAGATAGCCCCGAAGTATTTGATAAGATTGATTTAAGCGTTAGAGAAAAGCAGATACAAAATAGGGTTATTCTAATACTTAACCCTGCACTTCGTGAACATTGGATTTACAAGCGGTTTTTTTTAGATGCTAATGTAGATGAAAACTTTAACGGTGTTAAAGGTGATGTTACTTATATCCATTCAACTTATTTAGATAATAAAACTAACCTACACGAAAGCTTTATTAAACGTGCTGAACAAATGAAAGCGCATGATTATCAACTCTATGTTCATGTAATGTTAGGGAGTTGGTTAGACACGCTTACAGGGCGTTTATACAGTAACCTGCAAGAGTATCAAGACTTACCACAAGGCGAAGCGGTGATGTATTGCGATACAGCCGATACAGGCGAAGATTATCTTTGTGCAATAACAGGCGTTAAAACTAATACAAGCCTTTATATTACTGATGTGGTCTATACCAAAGAGCCACAAGAAATAACAGAAAGTTTAGTAGCTCAATTAATAATAAACAACAAAGTAAATAGGGCTATTATAGAAAGTAATAACGGTGGGCGTGGCTTTGCTCGTAGTGTGCAGCGTATTTTAAGCGATGTTAATTGGCGTAAAACTAATATAACCACCTATCACCAAAGCGCAAATAAGAATACTCGTATAGTAACCAACTCTTCAAACGTGTCGTTAAATTGTTATTTTTGTAAATATTTGAACAATGAATTTATGTTAGCTTTACGCACGTACACTCGTGAAGGCAAAAATAAACATGATGATGCACCCGATGCGTTGACAGGATTAGTAGAGCATTTTTTAGATAATAATGACTTTTTTATAATATGAATTGGCTACAAAAACAAGCTCTAAATTTATTAGGGTTAAACATCAAAAATGACGTTGCTTTAGATAAGCAGTTTTATGATACCCTTTACCAATGGAGAGCTAAAAATAGCCCTGTGCCATTACCTGATAGCTATGAAAGTTATGTAAAAAATGGCTATAATAAAAACATCTTTGTTTATAGTTGCGTAAAATATATTAGTTCTAAGGCTGCTAATATTCCTTGGAAATTGTGCAGATATGATAAAGATGGCAATGAAGAAAAGGTAACTGATAGCCCTTTATTAGATTTGTTAGAACAGCCTAACAACTTGCAAGATTGGACAGATTTTGTAGAGCAAAGCATTGGCTATTATCTAATTACAGGTAACACTTACAATTACAAGGTAACTTTAGAAAATGGATTAAACAAAGGGCTAACTAAGGAGCTTTATGTTTTACCTTCTCAATACATAGAGATTCAAAGCGGTAGCGGTGCAACTGAGCCAATAAAAAGCTATGACTTAACCCTTAGCCCTGCAACGGTTGTAACGAAGTACAGCCCCGATGAAATAATACACGTAAAGCAGCCTAACTACGAATGGGTTAATGGTGAGACTTTATACGGACAAAGCCCACTTAAAGCAGGGTTAATGGCACTTAATGCAAGTAATGCAAACTTAAACGCTATTACTAACCAAAATCAAAACATGGGCGCATTAGGGATATTAAGTCCTGAAAACATGGGCAACCTAACAGAGCAACAAGCGCGAACCCTTGAAAATAAGATACGCCAAAAAGTAATGGGCTCTAATAACGCAGGTAAGATAGCTTATTCTAACATGGCGTTAAAATGGCAGCAATTAGGCTTAGATGCTCGAAGTATGCAGCTAATAGAGCAACACGATTTAAGCCGTAACGATATTTGTATGCTTTACAACTTACCAAGTCAACTATTTAACGATGATAAAAGCAGCACTTATAACAACGTAAACGAAGCTAAAAAGAGTGCCTACACCGATGCGATACTACCTGCGCTTAATAAGTACATAGCAGAGATAAATAGAAGGGTAGTGCAGCCTTATGACGAAACCCTATACTTTAAAGCTGATACGTCAAATATTCAAGTATTGCAAGTAGATAGGGCAAAGCAGGTTGAATGGCTTAGTAAGGCTTATTGGTTGTCTAATCAAGAAAAGCAGGCAATAATGGAAGTAGATGTAGACAAAACATTTCCAAAGTACACTATACCGAGTAACCTATTGCCATTTGATGATGGCTTTGATAGTGAAGATATTAATAAGCGTTACCCTGATTATTGATGTGCAACCACACCCAACAACTAAAAACAAAGCAAGAGTTAAGCGGTCGAGAGTTTGACAACAAACGGCTAAGAGATGAGCGCACATGGGTAAGGTCAATTAAAAGCCTATTTGCTCAACAAAAGCGAAGCCTACTAAATGCTGTTAAAGAAAGCTCAACACCAATAAGCATACTTGACGAGATACCAAAGTACATCAATACAAGGGATACACGAAAGCTATACAAAGAGCTTTACACTAAGCAAGGGCAGAAGTATTACAACGGCACTATTAGAGCCTTACAAAAAAATAGTGTTTATAGATTCAACCTAAAAGAAATAGTAAACGAAGATGATTTGTATTGGTTGCAAATGTCTGAATTTGTAGATAACGAAGTTGCAAGCCGAATAATAAGCGTAACAGATACAAGCCAAGAAGTAGCAAGAAAAGCTATTAACGAAGCCGTTACGACAGGGGTAAACGAAGGGCAAAGCATCCCACAAATAAAGGCAGCTATTAACGCAAGTGTTAACCAAGAATGGCGAATAATGACAGCTTTTAGACCTGAACTAATAGCACGTACCGAAAGCCTTACAATGGCTAACTATGCAAGCTTCTTAGGGGCTGAAAGTTTAGGTGAAGATTTAGATAAGGTTTGGTTAGCCTTTATTGATGGGCGCACAAGGCAGGCACATATAACAGCAGATAGGCAAGTAGCACCGATGCAAGGGGCTTTTATTGTAGGTGGTGAGCAAATGAGATACCCGGGCGATACTTGGGGTAGTGCAAGGAATGTTTGCAATTGTCGCTGCACGATTATTTACCAAACAAAGGACGAAAGGAACTATTAATCGAAGATATTAAGCAGTTCATCGAAATCATTGCTTAGGTGTGAAATGTTGTTTTACTTTTGATTCATCAAACAAACAAAAAGTAAAAAGATGAAAAAAGCACAACTTAACGACATCGCAGAAACAGCAAAGTTTTACATGAATGAAATAACTTACCTTACTTCAACGCATGAAAACGAAAAAATGCAAGGAAGAAAATTTACTTCTAAACTATGCATTTTGGCTGAAACACTTGAGATACACGATTATAGACAGTCGTTTATTGATTTGTGTTGGAGTGCTGTTACTTGTGGGCTAACTAAATTTAAGTAGAATTACCAATATGAGTAAAACATTCGCGTTAATAGGGGCAGGTGGTTACATCGCCCCTAAACACATTGAAGCCATTAAGGCTAACGGCTGCGAGTTAATAGAGATAGTAGATGTAAACGATTCAGTAGGTATAATAGACCGATATTTTCCTAACTGTAAATACTCTACTAAGCTAACAACTAAGCCCGACTACGTAAGTATTTGCACTCCTAACTTCTTACATTATGACCACATAAAAGAAGCTATTGCTAAAGGTTGTAATGTAATATGCGAGAAGCCTGTCGTTTTATACTCGCACCAAATAGACCAACTAAAAGCCTTAGCCGATTTAAAAGGGGTTAGCGTTAATTGTATTTTGCAAATGAGATTACACCCTTTAATTAATGAAATTAAAAGGTTTATTGATAATTGCGAAGAGTTGCACGTGAGTTTAGACTACTTTACCCCGCGTGGTGATTGGTATGCTAAAAGTTGGAAGGGTGATGTAAATAAAAGCGGTGGCTTATTGTTTAATATTGGTATTCATTTATTTGATATTTTAATACAATTGTTTGGCGATTGGCAGTACATTAGAAAGCCTTATTTTAACGATGGTGTAAGCGGTTCTATTGACTTTGAGCATGGGTTTGTGTATTATCAATTAAGCACATCATTTAAGTACGGTAAAGAGCCTTATAGAGTGCTTGAAATATCGGGCAAAGATTTTGATTTAGCTAATGGCTTTACAGAATTACACACCCTAAGCTATGAGCGAATTTTAGAAGGTAAGGGCTTTGATATTACAGAAGCAAAAAAGAGTATTGAACTAATAGAAAGGATAAATAAATGAGCAAAGAAATCTACCCGCTAAAACAGCTACCTTTTTTTTACATCACA